TGAAGCTGCGGCTGTTCCTGTACCTACAGCAAAAACAACATCTTGTGATAAACCTAATGAACCTGTATCGTTAAATCTACCAACAATTGCAGTACCACCTATGTTACCAAAATGGTTTCCAATTACACCTAAACCTTGACCATATATTAAAGATGAGTTTAAGTTTGAACTTGATGAACTTACAAATGATGATGAAACAATAATATTTTTACCACCAATTAAATTGTCAATTATAAATCTTGCCGCGTTTGATGATTGTGAACCTGAAACCCATATATTCAAACCTGTACTAGCAGAACCACCAAGAATTGTATTATTGGAAACATTAAGTATATTACTTGTTATTGATGAACTTAAATGGTTATTAATTGTAACTGGTGAGTTACCATAGTTAGTTTGATAGTTAATTGAACTACTAATATGATTTAATGTAACAATACCACCAACTATGTTTGTTCCTATTGTGGGTCTTTGATTTGTTACAAAGTTTTGTGTTGATATAATACTACCACCATTTATTATGTTTGCAGCAACTGCTTGAACAGAACCACTATTACTATTAATAGCAATTTGTCCTGCGTATAATGTATTGTTTTGAATAATTGGATGACCACCCGCTAAAGACGATGTAGTAAAATTCAATAACATACTTGAGTTTGCACCAATAAAGTTGTTTGTTGTTTTAGGAAATAATAACGAACCAGTGTTTAAATAAATTCCACCACCATTAGTTGCAAATGTATTATCTGAACCTGAGATATAACCTTGTAAATCTACACCACCACCAATACCTGTCGCTCTAAGTAATGGCATTGATACCATGTTATTACTACCAGTGATTCTTAATGAACTTGTATAATTTGATTGTACTGCACCTGCACCACCTGCACCTGGATTATCACTCCAACCTTTAATAATATTTGATTGACCACCTAATGAACTAGTTAAATATAAATCTGTATTAACTGTGGTATTATTTGAAATAGGTGATAAACTTCCACTTCTTATTGATAATGAACCTGTATTAATTTGGTCACCTTTAACATCCAATTCAGGACCCGCAGAACCACTTAAGATTAAACTACCTGTGATTGATTGTACTGATGCCGCTGAACCTGTAGTAATATAACTTCCTGTTCTTGCATCCATAGATGCTGTATATGTGTTGAATGAACCTGTATCTAATTTCTGATTAACAGAAGATGTTGTTGCAAGACCTATTTCTGAAATTGCTTTATGTTTCCATACATTTCCTTCGTATTGCCACATATCACCATTCTGATATGAACCACTAATTTCTACTGAACTTAATGTAGGAAAATCAATTGGAGTTACTGGTGCTACATAAAGTATTCCACTACCACCTGGTCCAACTTTAACAACTGTTGCTACAGGTATTCTTTCGTATGGTGCTGCAGGAACAACTTTAGTTAATTGACCTGCTGATGATGATACGAATAATACATCACCTTCATTATATGCGTTTGTGTTTAATCCACGAACATTACCTAATGTGGTTACATATCCATCAGTTCCATCTTCAATTGTATGTGTTGCAAGACCTAATATTTGATTATCGGTATTAATACTTCCTGATACTTGAACAGATTGTGCTAATACAATTAAAGGATTATCTCCCAATGCACCAACCAATCTTACAGCTGCACCATTTGGAATTGAAACACCTGTATTATTTCTTGCTCTAACCCACATTTCTTGTCCGACTTGTAAGGTTATATCAGCTTCAGCGTTATAAACTCCCAAACAACTATCTGTGTTATCCCAAAATACTCTACCACTTTTCCATGCAGGAACTACTGATGCCGTATTAAAGTCTATGTATTGAACATTATTTATACTACCTGTTAAACTAATTGAACCTGATACTGTTTGGTTACCAATGAATACGTTAGAACCTGTGGTTGCAAATGAACCTGTATCAATTGGTGTTACAGACCCCGTATCAACTGTTAAATTAAATGTTGAACCATTACCCTTAGTGAATGTAAGAACGTTCCCTGAAACACTTCCTGTGGTCATAAAAGAACCACTCTCAGTTTCGGTTACATATGACCCTGTTGCTGCAATTAATGCATTAACCTTACCATCGTTACTTGATGTATAAGAATTAAATGAACCAGTATCTAATTTCTGATTTACTGAACCTGTTGTTGCAAATCCTAAATCGACTATTTGTTGTGAACCTGATACAACTCCATTTGGTAATACTGTTGGTGCGTATGATGCCGATAATGCGTTGGTTGCATAAGATGCGGTACCTTGTAAATTACCAAAGAAACCTAACGATGATGTTGTTGCACCTGTAACATTTAAATTACCTGCTGGTAAATTAACTGTACCAAATAATGTTTGTGTATCATTTGACGCATCACCAAATTGGTTTGAACCACTTGAGTATATTACTGAAGCGGTTTCGTAAACTGTGTTTATATATGTGAATGATGCTGATGTGGCACTGATTGTACCTTCAACATTTAAACTTCCTGTGATTGATTGGTTACCACCCGCTGAACCTGTGGTGATTAATCCATTTCTATTGATTGAACCAGTAACACCTTCTAATGATGTTAATCTATTATTCTGACTTAAATCAGTTGAAGCAATAGAACTTGATAATGAAGTTAAAGAACTTGTGGTTGCATAACCAAATGCAGCAACTTGTGCTGAACTTGATACAACACCTGCCGGTAATGAACCTGTATTAACTTGTAAACTAAATTGGGAACCATTACCTTTGGTAAATGTTAAGGTATCACCCGCAACACTACCTGTAATCATAAATGACCCACTTTCTGTTTCAGTTACATAACTTCCTGTTTGAGAGATAAGAGAATTAACCTTACTGTCATTACTTGATGTGTATGAATTGAAAGAACTACTGTTTAATTTAGAATTGATTTGTGATTGAAGTGAACCCGTTTCAATATCTAATCCCGCTAATTTTGTATTAACAGAACTTGTATATGTATTGAATGATGATGTGGTCACTAAAGAACCTGTATCAACGCTATTAATAATATCACCATTAACAGTTAATGAACCTGAGATGTTTACCTCGGTTTTACTTATTTGTAATGGACTATCTCCACCCAATCCGTCTTGTACTGGTTGAAGTGTTCCTGTTAATCCTGTTGTACTATCGGTAAGTTTTAATAGTCCCTGATAAGAACTACTTACGTATAGATTAGTTAATTGTCCCATGATTTATTTCATAATTGTTTTATGTCTTTTTCCATTTAGTTGATACATCTTTCCAAAGTTCTGCAAGTTCATACCATTTTTTGCCAGGTGTGAACGGAAGTTCAGGAAGTACGCATCGGTTATAATCGAAAGGTTGTGTTATTTGTAAGTTTAATGTCCATCCACCTAATATTGTTTCAAATCTTTCTAAAAATGGGTCCACTGCTGGTCCCCATACAGATTCATATTCAGATAAATAAAGTACTGTAAAAATATCTTTACATATTTCTAAAGTATCATTCATCACATCTTGTTGATTTGAATAGTCATCTTCTAATCTATCCGCAATAATAATTTGGAAGTTGTATATTAATTCATTCTGTGCTAAGACTGTATCACCAGGTACTACATACATTCTTGTATATAATGGTTCTACTTCAGTTTGAACATCCATGGTAATCTGTGTGATATCACCATATCCATATGAATTAATCTGTTCGTGTGCTCTTGCTATTTCCTCAAAGTCAGATAATATTTGTTTGTAATTAACAACATTAACTGATGGAGGTAAAACCAATCCTTGAATTGGGAGTACACACGTATTATAATCAAATGGTTGTTCAATTGTAATGTTCAATGTCCATCCACCCAATATCGTTTCAAATCTTTCAAGGAAAGGTGTTACGTTTGGATTCCATAATGGTTCGTAGTCAACCGAGAAATTACCATATTGGGCAGTATATGATTGGTATAGGATTGTAAAAATATCCTTCGCAACTTCCAAAGTGTCTGACATCACGTCACGTTGATTGGAATAGTCTTCATTTATCCTGTCCAATATAATAATCGAAAAATTATAATCTAATCTGTTTTGATTTAAAGATACGGCACCAGGTATTACATACATTTTTGTATATAAAGGTTCCTTCTCGGTTTCTATATCCATGGTAATCTGTGTAATATCACCGAACCCAAACGAATTAATCTGAGGGTGGTGATATGCGATACCACTTAAATCTTGAATTATTTGTTTAAAGTTAACCATCTATAGTTAAATATAAAATCTTTTGAATTGCATTATGAACCAAGTTGTCCTTGTGCTCTTTTTTGTTGTTTAACCTGTTCTCTATCTTTCTCAACCATATAACTTAATTGATTTAGGACTTCAAGAATTGTTTTTCTTGTGATTTCCTCATGTCTTGTAATGTCATCGTTACCAACTCTGTTAAGAACGAGGTACCATCCGAATCTTTTTTCAAAAGTGATTTCCATATCATCTTCCTGTAACGCCATACGAACTTTATCTGTTCCCAACTCATCCTCATCCATAGTTTCGAAGATATTGGGATATAGTTTGAATAGTTCTCTGCGAATTGAATAAAAAAAAACTGAGCTCCTAAAGAGTACTCCACGTCTAATTTGTTTTTGAAGAGTTCGGCTCGTTCCTCCATGGTATCCGAATTGTATTTCTCAATCTCAAAGTTGTGTTCTGACTTCTGTTTGGTGATTGGTCTGTACAGGATTGCTGTGATTATATGAAAATATTCTAACATATCTTCAGGTTTCTTTGTCATCAAGGTATCCAAATCGGCAAACTCTCCGAAGGACATCTTCTTCCATGACGGAATGAAACCATAATGAACACCATCCAATTCAAATCTATCAACGAACGCAGGTTTCTCAAATGGTAATACTTCTAATATCTTCTCAGATATAAATTGAATCTCTTCTCTTGATGATTCAAGTAGTACATTTAAATCTGCACCAGTGACAATACTAATTAGTTTTGCTGCAAAGTACTCATCATCAAATAATCCTTTTACTTTGAATATCTTCACATAATCACCAATGGTAATAAATTGTGGAAGTTTATATTCTTGTCCTTGTAATTCAAATGTTATTCTCTTCATATTATATAAATGCCACGGCATATTTCCCTGTGGTCTTTTGGTTTTTAATCTCGTAATATACTCTCATCATTAATGCGTCAGATAAATCGGGTGACTTACCCAATATCTTTTTCATCTCATCTTTTGATTGTACTGCCACTTTATTGTCTTTATCCATATCTTTTAATTTGA